GTATTTTTAAATATCTCCATTTTTTTTTCAATAAAATTAATAAAAATTGAATTTTTTTGAAAACCACACTATTTATATTGTAAAATAACCAAACTATAATGAACAAACAAAAATCATTAGTTGAAGATACTTTCTTACAAATGCGAAATTTGGAAGAAGTTATTAACGAAAATGCAAAAGGAATACTTGCTTCTACAATGAAGGAAGAAATCAGATCATTAGTAAAAGAATCTCTTAACGAACAAGAAGATGAGATTGAAGTAGATGCCGAATTTGATGATACTGACGTATCTGATGATGACGTTGATAATTTGGATGTAGATATGGGAGACGAACTTGACCTAGATGCAGACGATGAAACAATTGACCTAACAGACGCATCGACCGAAGACGTTTTAAAAGTGTTTAGAGCTATGGGTCCTGAAGATGGGGTAATTGTAAAAAAAGAAGAAGGAATGATACATTTATCTGATGAAAATAACGACGTTGAGTATGTTATACAACTAAGTGAATCTGAGCAAGATGATGATGAATTCTATCTTGACCAAGAACTCGAAGAAGAAGACGAAGACGAAGACAACACTAAAACTATCTATGAAGTTGAACTAGATGATACTGATGATGATGAAGATGAAGATTCGTATGAAAGTCATTTAAAAGGAAAATTTAATCCTGAAATGATGGAACGTTTTAATATGGGTAATAACTTTGATGAAGAAGATGATGATGAAATATTTGATCCTGAAATGATCGAACGTTTTAATATGGAAATCGATCCTGAAGATGAAGATCTATTTGGTGATGAAGATGATGACGAATTTGGTGATGATGATGATGACGAATTTGTTGTTGAATCTAAATCTAAATTTAAATCAAAAGGTATTGGAATGGGTAATTCATCAAAATTTAAATACGATAAAAAACCAAACCAAGGTGACGGGTTCAAAACAAAAATGAAACAAGGAACCAGAGGTGTTGGTATGGGTAAACCAAAATTTGAATATAAGGAAGGTGAAAACATGGAAAAAGGTAAAAACACACCTGTTAAGAAAATTGAAACTAAAGAATCTGCACGTACGTTAGGTAATGGAAGTAGAAATAGTCCGAACAGAAAAAGTTTACCTAAATTAAGAGTTAGAACTCATGAAAGTGTTAGTAATTCCGAATTACAAATTCTTAGAGAAAAAAATGAAGAGTACAGAAACGCATTGAATGTATTTAGAGATAAATTAAATGAAGTTGCGGTGTTTAATTCAAACTTGGCTTATGCCACTCGTTTATTTACTGAACACTCAACAACAAAACAAGAAAAAATTAATATCTTAAAAAGATTTGATACCGTTGAAACACTTAAAGAATCTAAAAATTTGTATAAAGTAGTAAAAGACGAACTTTCAAACGTAGGTAAAGAGAGTCATTTTGTTAATGAGACATTTGAAAGAACCGTTCAAAAAACCCCAACATCGGGATCTGCGGTTAATTTAATTGAATCTAAAACATATGAAAATCCTCAATTCTTAAGAATGAAAGATTTAATGTCAAAAATAAAATAAAAATAAAAATAAACTAAAAAAAATAAAAAACCAAAAAAATGGGAGCATTATTAGAATCAGGTCTTGTTGGTAATATCGGGTTAAAACACCTTAAAGTTATCAAAGAAGACACAATTAACAAATGGGATAAATTAGGATTCCTTGAAGGCCTTAGAGGTCACCTAAAAGAAAACGTAGCACAGTTATATGAAAACCAAGCTTCTTTCTTGATTAACGAAGCAACTTCTGAAGGTTCCAATGGAGCATTTGAAACAGTTGTTTTCCCTATCGTAAGAAGAGTTTTCTCTAAATTATTGGCTAACGAAATAGTATCTGTACAAGCAATGAACTTACCTATTGGTAAATTGTTCTTCTTTGTACCTAAAATTCAAGGTTATAATGGTGGTACGGCAAATGCGTCTGGAACTCACTATCAACCAATCGGAGCACCGAACGGACCTACAGCAGGTGGTACAGGTAACTCAGGACCAGGAGCAGGATACGGATCAAATGCAGGAGCATTCGGAAAAAATCTTTATGATTTATTTTATGAAGGTAGTGCTGCAGATTTAGATCCTCCAGGATTATTTGATTACTCTAAAGGTCAATGGTCAGCAGTTACAGCGTCTACAGATATACAAATATGGTCTAATGGGTCATTAACAGGTTCTACGGCACCTACAGGTAACCAAAGAAAACTAATCCTTAAAATGTGTGGTTTCGCTGAATTAGGAGCTGGTAAATTAATCGGACCTGATGGAAATGAAATGGACTCTGAGTCTTTCTTATCAAGTCTTAAAATTTATGCTGATTTAACTAAATTTTCTGCAGCAACTACTCCATGTAATGTTATTAGTTCAAATGGTGTATCAGTTCCATTGTTGTTCAGAGTTGTTACTCAACAATATGGTCAAGGTATTGTACAATACGGTAACACAACACAAACAACATATCCAGCTGATGGAAATGGTGGCTCATTCAAAAATATCTGTGACCCAACAGGATGTATCTACTTAGAAGTTGATTTATCTTGTCCAGTATGTGCTGATTGTGATTCAACATCTTTAGATGGTTACACAGGTACTACAATTTATTCAGGAGCACAGGTAGATTCTTTTGTTTCAGTATTTAGACGATATGAACAATTAGAATTTGCAGATCAAATCGGTGAGGTTTCTTTTGACTTAGATTCAGTTACTGTATCTGTTACAGAAAGAAAATTAAGAGCACAATGGTCTCCTGAGTTAGCTCAAGACGTTGCAGCATTCCATAACATCGACGCTGAAGCTGAGTTAACTGCATTGTTATCTGAGCAAGTTGCAGCTGAGATTGACCGTGAAATACTTCGTGATTTAAGAAGTGGAGCGGCTTGGAACCTACGTTGGGATTACAACGGATGGAGAAGAATTTCTCAAACAACATCTTATACTCAAAAAGATTGGAATCAAACTTTGATTACAGCAATTAACCAATTGTCAGCACAAATCCACAAATCAACTTTGAGAGGTGGAGCTAACTGGATTGTTGTTTCTTCTGAGGTTTCTGCAATCTTTGATGATTTAGAATACTTCCACGTATCTAACGCATCTCCTGAGCAAGATCAGTATAACATGGGTATTGAAAGAGTAGGTACTCTTGCAGGACGTTACCAAGTTTATCGTGATCCTTACTTCCCACCAAACCAAGTTTTGATTGGACACAAAGGAACATCATTGTTAGACACAGGTTACATCTACGCACCGTACGTACCTCTACAATTAACACCTACAATGTACAATCCGTTCAACTTTACTCCGATCAAAGGAATAATGACGAGATACGCAAAAAAGATGGTCAACAACAGATTTTACGGAAGAATTACCGTAGATGGCGTTAGAACATTCGATTTAAGAGAATTGAGATAATCAATTAAATACCGAATAAGAGAAAGGAGACAAGTAATTGTCTCCTTTTTTATTTCTCATTAGTTTGTGTAGGTTCTTCAATTTTTGATAACACTCTTATTGATTTTGATATAACTTCAGATTCACCAATTGTAAACGACCCCCGTTTATGTGCTGCTTTAACCGCCTCAACTAAATAATATATTGAATGGTCTTTATCCATAGATAAGAGAATAATATCCAAGTGTTGTTCACTAATCAAATCAATTGTTCCAAATAAATTACCATAATTTATATTTTCTTTTTCCATAATTAAAATATAAGATATTTATATAATATAATCAAATGGATAGACTTAGTAAAATTATAAAAAAAATATTATTGGAAGTAACTTCAGATAGTTCAGGGAGTAGAGGATCATACATTACTCCGCTACAGGTAGGTATTAGAAGATTTAATGATTCTCAAAATGGGCCATTCACAATACCCGTATCTAACTACGATAACCCAATGTTAGAATATGATGGTTCAATGGATAGTTCAAAAAAAAATATAAAAAAAATAACTAAAGACACAATTTCTGAAGATCTTGCAGTTTGGTTTGGTAAAAAGAAGAAGTCTAAAGGATCTTCTCAACCAAAAGGTCCTTGGGTTAACATTTGTAGTAAAGTTGACGGTAAACATCCTCCATGTGGACGACAAGATACATCTAAAGGATCTTACCCTAAATGTAGGGCGGCTGGAGTTGCAGGTAAAATGAGTGATTCACAAAAAAGATCCGCATGTCAACAAAAAAGAACCGCCGAGAAAAAAGATACTCAAACAGGAAAAGGTCAAAAACCAATAATGACATCATATAAAACAAAAAAAGAATCCGTAGATTCTTTGGTTGATAAAATTTTAATCGAAATTAGAAACTCTTTCTAAGATATTGTGTAGAGAGTTAGTGATTTGTGAATTAACCTCACCCTCATAATTAAGTCTTCTCTTATCCGCTTCAAGATCAAAAATATATGTTAATCTTTCCCAATCCCTATCATGTAGTTTAACATTATAATTATAAACGTGATTAGTGATCTCAACCCTATGATCTGTCATTGTTATGAAAATTTTCATATCGTCATTTTTAAGATAACGTTTATCAGACATTGGGGCTATCATAAATTCCGTATCTTTATGTTGAATTATTTTAAGACATATTTTAAAACACGTCTTTTCATATGATAGGATTTCATTTTGATAAGTTGGTATAATACTTGAAGATCTTTTTGACCAAATGTAAAATTTAAGTTTTAATCTATTAAAAAATCTTTTTATTTTGTTTTTCATATCTATATATTGTTTGTTTGTACAAATATATATAAATTATTTGAATAAAAAAAATATTTTTAACAATAAGCTCCTGAACAATGTGTTTCACCATCAAGACCTTTCATTTTTCCTTTACATACTTGAACAGCGTGACCATTAGCATAAGCACTTGGATATACGTCATATGTTGCCTTTGCAGATGCAATACCTCTAGCACAAAGAGGTGTTCCTGTTTTTTTTCGGTTCTTTTTTCTACCTTCCGACATAAACATATCTTTATCGTCAATATTCATAGACAATTCCATACCGTCTTTTTTTGATTCATTCATCATGAAATCAAATACTTGATCCATATTGTTTTTAGCTTCAGAAATATGATCTTGAGCCCAATCATGTCCATTATCTAAAATAGATTCAACCATACTACGATCAAAATCTAATAATAAATCACATTGTCTTCTCATTTGTTCTAGATTTGAAAAGAACATATATCTTTGAGATTTTTCTTCGTGAGTCTCTCTAATAACTTTTCTAATAATATAATCTAAATTCATATCTTAAGAATTTAATCCGTTACCCCCAAGGAGGGTCATGTTTAATTGTACTACATCACCACCATCTTGGGAACTCCAAGTTGGGTGTTGTGGTTCTACTGACACTACAGTGGAACCTGTACCACCAGTAGTACATATTTGAACACAAATTGTAGTGTTTGTGTTTGCACTTGTTGTTGTTCCTGACATAATTTTTGTTTTTTTTTATTTTTTATTTACTATTTGAAATTTTATTTGTTTCTTATAAGTATTAACTTCTCCGCTTGATAACACTTTAATATCAATAAAATATTCATTAGGTATTTTATCTCTTGTGTCAAACATAAAATAATACTCATTAGGTGTTCTATTAATTTTTGTCCAATCTTGAACTTGAACTTCCGTAGATCCTTCTTTAACATAAATTCTATACGATGCCTCAACTTTAAGTAATAGTTGATTAGTGGTATATGCTTTTTTAATAATTACCCCCACTTTACGAACATCCGTATTTAAAATCTTTTCATCTTGTTTAATTCCATAGAAATCAAATCCATATATTGATGGGTCTTGAGATAGAGTACCAATCTGTAAAGACTTATATAATGGGTAGATTGTAAATTCATTTGTAATATTAGGTAATGGTAAACCATTAATAAATAAATTACTCCAAACATCAGTAAACGTACAAGGAGTTTTGTAACCAATTAATGGGGGGATAATAACTTCATATACCCCTTTTGATCTACGACAAGTTGTTAGTCCTGTTAAACCTGGTATTGCGGTACAAGATGTGTCCCGTAATTCAACAAATGGATCAAAATCTAAATTTTTAAAATCTCCATCTTCATAAACATATAAATACAGTTTATTAACTTTACCCAAAACAAACATATTTCTATCGTCTTCAATTAGATCATTATAATTTGTTTGTAGATATGGTTCGTAAAATGTCTGAGTATGACGAGTAAAAAATCCAACAGAATAAGTTCCTGTTGTCCCTGATAAACTTTCAACTTGAGGTAGGTATGCAATACCCCAGCCAACAGGTGTTGTAATTGATCCGTTTAATATTGAGTTTATTTCATTTGTCATATCAAAATCAATATTTTCATCCCCAAATTCAAAATGTTGGGTGTCTATAACTTGTAATGAATTATAATTAAATGAACCACTATTAGTGTTACTATAAATTCCCGGTTCTTCCCAAGTATCTATTGTTGTAATTGCCGACCAATTAGATGGTCTATCTGAATAATTTTTATCATTAGGAATGGGGGTATTTGCCGATATAAAATCATACCCTACTCCTTCATCCCAAATTTGTGGGGTTGGGGGTATTGTACTATTATTGGGGGGTATTCTAAATAAGAATAAATCAAATGATGTTGCCCGATATCTACCTTGTGATGTTGATGTGTTTAAAAAGTCTTTATCAAAATATGATGTGTTGGTCATATTCAATGTGTGAGTCATTGCTGATGTACACCCTGTTGATACAATACCATTATTAACTTTTTCAATTAATAAACTTAAATCAATATCAAAAATAAATCGACTAAAACCTCTTGGATTAACAATCCCGTCTTCACCATAATATAATTCTGTAACGGGGTTTCTACCCGTATTTGTTAAATCATTATAAATGATAGTATTATTTCTACTAAAATATGAGTTATTAATTGACATTATACTTTTATTATATA